CATCGGAGGGGAATATCTCAACAGCATCTACAACAAAACCGACTACCTTGGAGCGGGCCTGAAACATCGCCTCTATGGAGAGGATAACGGATTCCATGTAGATGCTGGCGGGATGGTTGGCGGACTGACGGGGTACGGCAAAGGCGTCGGCAACGGCGTGACTCTGGCGGCTCTTCCGATGCTACAAATGGGCTATGGACCGGCCTCCCTAAATCTCATGGCTGCTCCAGCAATCAAAAACGAAACGCCGGCAGTAATCATGCTGAACGGTTCCTACAAGATCAAATAGTCCGCTCCTTTCCAATCCAAGCCCGCCTAGCGCGGGCTTTTTCGTTTCTGAGGACAAGAAATGTCGCTCGGCTTGTTCGTTTCGCCAGTATGGCAGTTTTTCGACAACAACGGGAACCCTGCTGTCAATTGGCAGCTCGCCACTTATGCCGCTGGTACTGTGACGCCGCTGGCAACGTACCAAGACCCCGGTCAGGTCACGCCCAACAACAACCCGATTGTCATGAACTCGCGCGGCGAGGCGACGATCTACCTACAGAACGCGCTCTACAAGTTCATTTTCTCGGACAATCTCGGGAACGTCATTTGGACAAATGACCAGGTGGCGGGGCTCAACTACGGAACCATCCAATCGGGTTATCTGCTGCGGAGTGTCGCCGGCAATACGGACGTTTCCCTGAGCTTTGCCGAATACTCCAGCAACGTCATTGAGCTTACCGGAATAATCACAGGAAACATCAACGTCATTGTCCCGATGGGGATCAATGGCTATCGGTGGGTAGTCAAGAACAGCACGACCGGCGCGTTCACCGTCACCTTCAAGACTCTCAGCGGCACTGGCGTTGTTGTTACTCGCGGTGCCACGTATCAGATTTTCACGGATGGTGTGAATGCCTACCGGGCCATTGGGAACACCATCGAGTCCGGAAATCTGACGGCATCCGCCACAAGGCCGGCAGATGTTGTATCTGGCGGGTACTGGATCAATAGCACCTACGACACCAACAAATGGGGAGTGTATCGGTACGACGGAACGGACGACATCCTTGAGGGTGTCGTCAACACCAGTACGAATCAGTATTTCCCCGTTAACGGGCTCGACTACGCGACGATTACTCCCGGGGCTGACGCCGATGTCACGCTCACTGCACTCCAGTACAAAGCAGGGCGTCTGGTTCTCGCCAACGGGTCATGGACGGCGGGGCACAACATCATTGTGCCGACAGACCGCCGCTTGTACTTCATCGACAACACGGCCGGAAGCTACACGGCTACGGTAAAGACAGCCTCAGGGACTGGCATAGCGGTAACAACTGGTGTTAGCCGTATTCTCGTGTGCGATGGGGTGAATGTTGTTGACCCGCTATCCGCCTATACTACCTCCGCTTATGTGGCATCGTTCAATTCGCGCACCGGAGCTGTAACGCTCACATCCGCAGACGTGGCCTCGACGGATGGGAGCGCCACAGCCGGCACCAACTACGTATGCGTCACTGATTTCCAGTATAACGTAGCCATCCCACCGGCAGGCAGCTTGACCACATCATACGTGGAACAAGTCAACATCCGTATCATCAGGGCTGGGACATACCAGACAAGCCTTGTTTACCTGTCGGATGGAACGCACACCGTGTATGTGCGCATCTACAAGAATGGAGCTGCGTTCGGCACAGAGCGAACAACCACGTCATCTAGCCCGCAGACTTCCTTGGAATCGCTTGCGTTTGCCGCCGGGGACTCGATGCAGATTTTCATGAAAACCAGCCTTAACGGGTCGGCCGGCACTCTTTTGCGGGCGAAACTGGGGACGGCAGACAATCCGCGCCTTCCTCAGTTCTCGATGATGTCAATAGGAGACCGCTAAGCATGGCGTATTTTGTGACGTTAGAGCCCGATGGAAGCACCATTGATGAACTGTTCTTTGACGGGTATCTCCCCCCTCCGGTCGGGGCAACGCAGATTGCTGATGCCGATGGGGAGATTCTGAGTCGCCAGAGCCGGTTTGGCGAGTGGGAACTGGGTGGTGGCTCTATCAGGCGAAAGGCACTCTGAGGCACTTGTTTCTGCCGATCCCCCTGAACTAACATCTGGCCTCTGTATGCAAAAAAAGGAGGGTGTAATGAACAGGACAATCTTTGGATGCATTCTGGCCGCCAGTTTGACGGCCTGTGACGGGAGCGCTGGGGGAGGGGGCAATCCACCGGCCCCATCCGGCGATATATCCATCCGGTGTGCGGCATTGGCCAATACGGATTCCGGATGCGCGCCCGCCGTGAAATCTGCTTACGTCGAGCCCGCCTCCGTAACTCCGGCCATTGCGGTTGGAGACACCATCATCGACGCTGGCGATATTGTCCGCAGCGATATTGTGTTCTTCACCCTGTCCGTGCAGAACGACCGGGCTACAGAGTTTGACGGCTACATGGAGGCGTGGATCGACGCCCCCTGCGGCGAGGGATGGCCGGACTGGGGCCTGATGCCGCTCCAGCCGTTCAGCCCTGTTCCTGCCGGGCAGTATGTGTCGGTGACGAACGGCTCCTCCATCTGTGCCGGGATGCCCTTGGGCGTTCATCACTTCTATGCGCCGCTCTATGACACCGATGGGACAACGGTCCTTGGCAGGGTTGTGATTACCTTCAACCTCGTCGGATAGGCCAACAACACTCCACCACAAAGCCCGCCCCGTGCGGGCTTTTTTATTGCCTAAAGGAACATCGATATGGCCGAACCCGCCGCCTCGTTGGGGGCCGCATTATGTACCACTGGAGGGGTCTGCATAGCAGGCGTCACGCTGGGGCTTCAGTATGAAGTGCTTGCTGCTGGCCTTGCTGGCGGGCTCTGGTCGCTTCAGGGTCTCGACCCCGCCACGCCACCGTGGAAGAAAGGGCTAACGGCGATGATGTCTGCGCTGGTAGCCGGGTATCTGGCTCCCGGCGCATCCGAGCTGATTGTGGCCGGGGCGTCGAAAGTCGGCTGGGTCATCGAGAATACCGGGCCGCTCCAGATTTTCTCCGGCGTGATGATTGGCCTCGTGGCCCACGATGTTCCCCCGCTGCTTCGGCAATGGATGAAGCGCAAGGCGGAAGGGGGGGCGCCGTGAATATCGTCTGCGTCGTAGCGGAAGTATCACTGGCCGCGGTCATCGTGTGGCGGGCCGTGGCCATCAGCAATCGGATGAGCATGAAGACTCACCGCGGGATCCGTGTGGGGTGGGCTGTGTCTGGGGCTGCTGCTGGCTGGTGGGCGGTGGCGGCACTGGCCCATGACCCTATCCGAACGCCCCTGGTCCTGACCCTTGCCGGTTTCGCTGTCGTGTCGTTCTTCGACCGCAGGGGAGGGGGGCGGCATGGTCACGCTTGAGCAGTACGTCGGCCCCTACGCCAAGTCCACAGACTGGACGCCAGAGCGTCAGGCTAACGCAGAACGCTTTCTGGCGCGCTGCGAGGCCCTACAGGCGGAGGCTATCGCTAGTGGTGTCGTGTTCAGGGTCAGTCCTAAAACCGGCTCCTGCGTAGGCGGGGAGGGCAATGGTGGGTTCCGGCCGCAGTCCTGTCCTATCGGTGCCCCGGGAAGCTCCCACAAGGAGGGGAGGGCGCTGGATTGGTACGACCCCTATAACGAGATCGACGCATGGTGCATTGCCAACATTGACCGGCTGAAGGCTCATGGCATTTGCATCGAAGCCCCTGCGAGCACCCCAAAATGGTCCCACTGGACCGACCGAACGCCCCCGTCCGGCCATACCGTATTCATCCCATGATGACCCTCATCCCCTGGTATTACCGCTGGGCCGCCATTGGCCTGCTGGCCGCCTCCGTTGCCATCACGGCTGCGCTCAAGATGCATGAGCATGACCAGCGCGAGTTCGATGCCTACGTGGCTCAAGTTCGGGCTGCTGGCGAGGCGCAGACCAAGAAAACGGCCGGAATCGTGACGGCCCAAACCAACATCACCACCGACATTGGAGCATCCTATGGTTCCGCTTCTGCTCGTCTTCGTCCTCGGTCTGGGAGTGGGGCACTACACAGCACCGACTCCGCCTCCCGTCCCGGTAGCGGCTCCGTGCCCGCCGTTCCCCGAGCCGCCCCCGGAGCTGACGGCTCCCCCGCCGACGCAAGACCTCATCCCACCGACCCTCCTGCCGACCTAGCCACTTGTCAGGCCGAGTACGTGCGCCTGCGGGAAGACGCCGCGCAGACGACGCTACAGGCGCTCTACTGGCAGGCGTGGGCGAGGAGGGAGAGGGAGGCTAATCCGGGGAAATAGCCCGCCCCCTGCCTCCATGCAGAAGGGCGGGCCAGTGGGTGTGCGGGGCTATGGTCCCTCTTCCATTCGCTTCTTTTCAACAAAGCATCGAATAGCGGCATCCACTGGGCCGGGAATAGGAACGGCACCAGATACCCAGCGCCTAACCGTACTACCATCCACCCCAAGCGCTTCCGAGAGACGCGTTTGCCATCCCCACTCCCCGAACAGTTCAACTCCTGCCGTTCGGAGTTCTTCAGCCGTCATTCTCTACCTCGGCAATCCAGCGCAGGACGCCTTCCGAAAACCCGTCCATGTGCGTCCATGCGCCGTAGCCGACACCGTTCTTGTAGCTGGCAACATTGGTCATGTAGGCGTGCGGAGCCACCGGGGCGGGGACTCGCCCCGTGGTCGCCTGCTCGTCAGTGATGACAATAAGGCGGTCATGCGGGATCTCACGGTTGACAGCCGCGACAGCCTCGGCGAGGGCCGTGCCGCCATGAGGCTGTGAACGGATGATGGCGTCCACCCCCGCCATTCCTCTGCGAGGCGGGACCTCCACAACGGAATTCGAGAACGTGAAGACCCGCACATCACCATGGATGATGCTGGCGAGCGCTGCGGCGGCGTCTATCCGCTTGAGATCCGACTTGGCGGAAAGCGGAGAGTCCATTGACCCGGACACGTCCACCAGCACCGCCGTCTTCCCCGGCAGCGGGCGCATATCGCTGATGGCCTCGGAGAGCGCCTGATCCAACGCGGGCTCCATTTGCGGGCAGGCGCGAGCCGCCGCGACGTAGCGGAACGGGAACACGCGCTGCGCTCCCTTGCGGGCAAGGATGGCGTCACGCATCAGGGACGAATCAACGCCAGCGTTCGCCATGTTGCGGAGGTTGCGAAGCAGGGCAAGATAGCCAAGCGCACCCTCACGGATAAGCCGCTCGAAGACCTCGCGCTTGTCCCCGCCACCAGAAAGCGCCACCTCCCAAGTATCGGGGGCGGGAAGCGTCCCCTCGACCAACTGCTTCCAGATGGCCGCCTGCGCTTCATCCTTCGGCTTGGCGTGAACCATGAACAGCACGTCGCGGAGCTTAATCGCGCTGTCGTGGTTGTACTTGGCGAGGCTGTAGGCGTCGAACTTGGTAAAAGCCTTGGCAAGCCCCTTCTTTACCTGCTTGGCGATGGGGGTCTTCCCGTTGCGCCAGTAGATGGTCAGGAATTCGGCCAGCTCGTCGGGGCGCTGGATTACCTTCTCGATGGTCGCCGACACAATCGGGCCGCCGCGTTTCGCCAGAACAGACAGGAGCAGAAGCGGGACGTGGCGCAGGTTGAACCCTGAGCGCGCCTCAACGGCCAGCGCGGAAAGGTCACCGGAAGAGACAAGTGCCGCCGTCTCCTCGATGCGCTGCGCAATGTCCTTTCCGTCTTCGTAGAAGGAATCCTCCCACAGGAGGCAGGACAGAACGGAGCGGCGGAGCCGCTGAATCGGGGTAACGTGCGGGAAGGCGGGCGCGCCGCCATGAGTCTGAGCCTGGAACTTAGGAGCGGTATTGAGCTTCATCTTTTTCTCCAGATGAGCCCAGCATGATTAAAGCGGGGAACAAACGGCTCAAGGTGGGACTTTTAGCAGAAGTAACCTTGGCCTTCACCACCGCATAGCAAACCATGCTGGGGAACAAGCGATTGACGGCGTAGTTTCACCCAATGAAGTAGCCGTCATCTTCACCACCAGCGGGATCGAGATTAGTGCATTGCGCACTAATTGTCAACACCCATCACCCCACCTCCTCGGTCGGCTTGCTGAATATCGGCCCGGAGTTCTCGCGGAACCTCTGAACGTCGCCAGCCAGATCGTGCTTCTTCTGGAAGAAGTCGTCAGCGTAGGCTCCCCAGTCAGCAATGCAATCGGCGGCCTCGCTCATCATGTGGCGCAGCCTCAGAATCTCAGCCCGCGCCTCATCCAGAAGGTCGGCAATATCCTCGGCCCCTTCATTCCGGCACAGGTCGGCCTCGTCGCTTATTTCGTCGCACAGGTCGCGTTCGCTCATGGCGCCTCCTCGGTCGGCTGACGGGGAGGCGAGGGGAGGGGCTGCCAGTGGGTTGCAGACACAACGGCTACTCCCGAGCCCGGAACCATCCAGTCAAGGAAATCCGAGTGCCAATAGCCGACCAGCCGCGATTCCTCCCAGTTCTCGCGGAACAGAATGACCCGCGTCCCATCCCTCGGCGCCTCCGCAATAGGCCGCCACCCATCCGGGACCGCTCGACGGTTCCATGCGGCTATCGCAGCATCCTCGTTGCGCTCCAGCTCCTCCGGCTCTCCATCGTCGGCATCGCATACCGCGCCTTCGGATGAGCATCGTGGGCAATATACTTTCGCATCACGGAAGTGGTGCGCGCCGACAATGATTTCCGCCTCACCCCCACAGAACGGGCACGGCGACAGTTCTTCTTCGGACATCCTCTAACCCTCCGTAGGCTGTTTGGCTAGATACTCGCGCAACAGCCGTTCCCGCTCCCGCTTGCTGGCCTCATAGCGCGAGAACTTCCGTCGCACTTTCCACGCGAAGTAGGAGGCGCTCAAGGCCTGCCCCCACTCAAACCAGATGAGTTCCGCCCACCAAGAGCCTCTGATCTCATATTCGAGCGCATCCCGTAACGTCATCCTCTAACCCTCCACCCGTCTCGGCCACGGCAGCAGGTCTTCATGCGGCCTCGGTTCCCCGTGTGCGGCCGCGCTCAGGTTGTCCAGTACGCGCACCACATCCTGCTGGTCGTAATCGACCGGCTCACCAAGCATGGCCGCTCCGATGACTTGGTACACCATGGAGATGTCATCGCGCAGGCGCTCGATCTCGTCGGCAGCCTGCTTGTAGCGCCCATATCGCTGCATCACGTCAATCGGGTCGTCCCGCCAAAGCTCAGGCGGCATCCGCAGCACCCCGAGAAGCATCACATCGCTCATCCCCCATTCCTCCCGCTAAACATGCCCGTTTATCCAATTGATCCGATTGGGTCCGAAATGTCCTTTTTGGCCATTTTCGGAACCCGCGTTTTAAGCCTATAAAGCTCGCTTCCTCAACCGCTTACGCGCCGTGCGCGCCCTTCTTGACATGGTGGGGGTCGTTGGTTCGAGTCCAATCGCGCCTACCAACTTTTATCGAAGCCCGTCAGTAACTTGGCGGGCTTTTTCGTCTCTGCTCCAAATCCCCCAGCTAAACATCCGCTAAACATCAGCTAAACATGGCCACCTTCCCCTAGGCCATTTTCTCGCCCGGGAAGGTCACTGTCACCCATTCGTGGCCGTCCAGATAGAGCTGAGTCGTGCGCTCCTTGGTGTGGCCGCGCAGCACCTTCAAATCATGCAGGGACCAGCCCTGGAGCTTCTGGCGCAGGTGTTCCCCAAGGGCGATCAGTTCGTGAAGGGTGGGGCGCTCTCCCTCCTTCAGGTGGGCATAGAGCCCTGACGCCTTCAGGGCCGCGGCAAAGTCCTTGCTGACCGTCTGGTCACGGAGCTGGAACGGATGCTCACGGCCCTTGGCCTTCTTCACCCGCTTGGGGCGACGGTGGACCAAGAACGGGCAGCCGAAGGCCGGCGTCTCCTCGGCGCTGAAGCACTTCTTGATCAGCTCCCCAAGGGTCTTGGCCCCAAACTCCGAATGGACGACCGGCAGCGCCTCGGGCACCCGGATGTAGGAATCTGGACCATGTTTCTTGGTCTTTGAAATCTTGATGTAGACGTGCCGGCCGTCTGCGTCGTCCCGGCTCCAGTCGGTCCGCCACCGGAACACCTCCTGCCGCCGCTGGAGGACGTTCAGGGTCAGTTCCATGGCGCAGCGGGTGGCGTGGTCGGCCTTGGCCCAAATCGCCTTGTAGGCCTCCACGCCGTCTATCCCGAACTCTCCCGGGCGCTCCCCTGGCAGGGTGATGCGCTTGCGCTTCTTCTCGCCCTTGTCCTTGGGGTTGATGCGCTCCGGCCAGTTCTCCACCTTCACG